TGACAGCGCTTCAACATCGATCAAAGGTCGATACCTTGATCGAATCGGGTACCAAGCAGGCGCGGCGTCTGGTTCTTTGTCGTGGCGCTCTGAGAACGTCTGCACGTCGAAGACCAAGCCGAGCTCATCGCTCACTGCGCGCTCTGCCTGCTCGATAGAGGTTGTAAAGATGGTTTCAGGATAAGGGCTACCATCATCAAGAGTTAAATCTACGCCTAAGAGATAGGTGTCTTTGAGGTATTGGACGTCATACCCGCGCTCTTGAATGGTAGCCATAATCTTTACTCTTCGCTCTTTTTGCGGCGCCCGCGTTTCTTAGGTATTTTTTGCCAGTTCATGAGCTCCGCTTTGGCCTTTTGCGACACGGTCTCAGCCTCAAAGAACCCTTCCTCATCGATGGTTACAAGACCATCTGCAAGAGAGAGTTGAGTGTTTCTGAGTCGAGGATGTCTATACTTTACGGTAGCCATTACGAAGCCTTTTTAATGATTAACTGGGGAGTCCTAAGAGGCGAGGATCACTGATACCCTCAAGGCCGCTTGATGCGTTAACTCCTGCATTCTTGACGACGTACATCTTAGAAGGCAGCTTCACGGCTGGCGCTCCAAACATCATCAATAAGAATGGGAATGTTGTTGAGATCTGCGCGAGTGGGCGGCGAACCAAACTGAGCATCTGATAGTAGCACATATAGTCGGGTGCAAAGTTGAGGAACAAGATCTCAGAGCTACCTGGGATGTTGTCGTTGTTGTCAGTGACAACTGTATCTTGTGCTGATACTGCGACCTCATCAACGAGAAGCGCGCCGTTTGCGTCTGTCGCGTCTTTCGCGCTTCGGTACACGCGGAGATATTTCACATTAGGATGATCTGCGTGGCGGATTGTGAATGTGACCTGCTCACCTGCAGCGACTGTTACAGCGGCGGTGTCTACAGGCGCTGAGATCCCGTTATTACCCACTGCCACTACTCGATAGATATAGTCACCGTTATCAGCTGCCACAAACTTAGAGGCGTTGTTCGCGTTTGCGGCGGTTTGAACTTGAACCGTTGGAGCTGCCAAGGTTCCCTCAAACACTGAGCTCTCACCGAGCGCGGGCGCGATGCGGTCTTGACGCTCGAGGAAAGGCGCGCTGATGACCTGTACAGGGCCATAAGGACCCGTGATTGAGATGCTGCTTGCCCCAAAGGTCACATTTCCAGAGTTTACCTGAATTTGGTCGTGTCTACCGTGGTGAACGGTCTGCTTAATCAACTCAGAGAGTACTCGAGGCGTTACCATGATGTGAGTAACTTGACCGTAAAAAGGGGCCGAGTAGAGGTGACCCAAGATCTCTGAGAGATAAAGCGCGCTTGGTGCCTTGCCTCGCAAATCTGCGACGTTTCCGCCGTCAGAGATCTGCTTGATGATTCCGTTGAAGGCGTTAGAGTCCTTCGTCTCATCAGCGTGGAAGAGGTTGAGCTCAAGCCTCTGAAGGAGGCTCTCTGTGCCGCGTCGAGTTTCCTCTGCGATAACATCAGCTGAGGGCCCTACGATGTTGAGCATAGCTGCCTGATCCGTGACCTCGCGGCGCTCTGCCATGTAACGGATCTTAGCTGCTACCTTTTCGTAGCTTGAGCGGTTGAGGATGCCGTTGCCGCCTTCGCTGATGAAGGGGCTGTGCTGTCCACCGTGGGCCAACACTCGGTTATATTCAACAATTGTATTCTGCGCTTGGACTTTTGCAAGCATAGGCCAGAGCTTGAGATCGTTCATTGAAGATGTAGCGATGCTCAAGGTTTGCGCTAACTGTTGAGGGACTAGCGGAGAGATCGCATTAGTTCCACCTGCTGGAACTAATGGAGTTTGATAACCCGCGTTAGTTGGGCGGGGAAGATCGAGAGAGCCCTTTTGCAGTGAGCTCATGAGCGCGCTCATATCAGCGCTTGATGGGATACCTTGCATATTATCACCTTACCTTAAATGTTGAATCGTGCTTTAACTTGGGCGGGGTCTACGCCTGACTCGAGGAGCGCTGCGGCTTCCATCATGTCGCTGGCTCTTGAGGGGCTCTCGGCGCTCATAGAGGTGAGCGCTTTAAAGAGCTCATCTCGAGATGTCTCTGCGCCTGTGGTCTCACCTGGCGCGGGGATGTATGAAAGGCTCTTAGAGAGCGGCGCCTCTTCTTCTGTTTTCGCGTTTCCGCGTAGGCTCTTCACCTCTGTCTGAAGCGACTTGATGAGCTCAAGCGCGCCTTGGAGGCCTTTGCATAAAGCCTCATTCTGGGCGCGTTGCTCAGTCAAGAGTGTATCCAGCGCGGGTGCGAGTACCTCCGCCACTGTTTCTTGTCCATCGCTAAAGGCTTTGCTCATGCGCTCATACTGCGCCTCTTCGGCTTCACGCTGGGCCTCTGCTACGCCATCAAGCGCGCTGAGTGCCTTTTCAAAACGATCATTATCATCTTGATCGCGTAGGTACTGAGAAGCGCGGCGCTCTGCTTCACGCTCAGAGACTCCTGCACCTGTCATGAGGTCAATGAGATCATCTCTCATATTAAGACTCCTGATAATTCAGCTGCGGCGCGAGCAAGCGCGCCTTGTTCAACATTGGGGTAAAGTTTTGATAATCGTTTAATGATAGCACTTAAACGTTCGTCGTTCAAAGTGTTATAGGTCGCACTGACCGTTTGATCAAGCTGCTGAGGCACTAGACCTTGGATGGACTGCCCGTTGACTTGGCTTGGTGTCTGATAACCTGCGCTGGATGGGCGGGGCGTTGAGAGGCTTCCTGCACCCTTGCGTAATAATAGCGCTGAGACTGACTTGATCAAGTTTAGAGTCGTGTCAGGGTTGATAGGGTTTGAGGTGATCGCGCAATTGATCACCCTCGCTTTTTTCACGATCTTAGGATCCACCTGATCGCGCTCAATCACCTGACCTTCAACACTAAATCCAAGCGTTCGATGTCCACCCGCTTTATTGAGCGCGGCGGCGGTCTCATAGATGTCTCTCGCGCGGGGCTTGTCGAGCAAGAGCACTCCCTCAACTTCTGTATAACCTTTACGCTGAGTGATTTTTGTCGGGTAGCCTAGCATGTTTTCAGCGCCGGGCTTGTGTTCATAGTTGAACGTGCCTTTTTTTAAGAAATAGCTGAAATCTAAGCCTTTTTGCAAAACCCTCTCGCCTTGCAGATCAACCTCATCAGTTGAGATGATACCTGCTATCTTTGCAGTATTGGGGCGGTTTGGGTCGCGCTCTGCTTTGTAGAGGTCAATCCTCATTTGACACCTCCTTTTGAATTCTCCCTGATCGACTCACCGTCTGATCAGGGCCTACGGGAATTGTATCACACCTGCAACTAGGGTGCATAGGATAAGCGCTCGGTGTCCAGTCTGCCCGCTTTCGCCCTATATTTGAACCGTTCTCGATGAGCTGACTCACCTCAAAGATGTAGGGGCGTTGGGTCTCAGGATCAATGAACGCTCTCAGGCAATAACCACAAGCGCCGCTCTCGGGAATCCTCGCGACTCTTGCGGATTCTCCGTCGAGATCAACGGCTTGTGCGATTTGCCCTTCATTGTGAACGGCCTGAAGCTCTGTCTCTGCGATTCGCTCAAAGTTCCGCGCGAGGTCTCCTGAGCGCTGTCTAATACGCCTCGCGACTGTGCGCGCTTGGTCTTTGGTGAGCGTTGCTGTGCCCACCTCCTCACGAATCACTTTGAGCATCCTCGCGCGCTTCTGGGGGTCTGGGGTTTGGAGCAAGCGCTCACCTCCCCACTCCTCATAGAGCTCTGCGCTCGCTTCATCTGCAAACCTCGCGCCTAATCCTCTGATGTAAGATCCAGCAACCTCAAAAGAGCTCACAAGCCCTGCGCGCTCTGCGGGTGTGAAGTACTCAGGTATTGCAAGGGGATGAGGGGGAAGAGGCGCGCTGAAAGGGCTTGGGGATCTCGTGAAGAGGCGCTGTGAAGGGGCCGCGCTCGGGGTACGCTGATCCACTCCTCTAAGGCGCCTTCCCCACTCCTCAAGGCTCATTGACCTCATACGCGCGCGCTCTTCAGGGTTCGCTCGACTGTAGGGTGTACCTATGAGACGGGTAAAGAGAATCGGGTTTGTGGGCTCTGAGAGGTCAGCTACATCTAAACCTTGAAGTTGATCAGCGCTCAAGCGTCCTGACCTCACGAGCGCTTCAATCCGCTCGCGCGTGAGCCCTGAAGCGCGAGCGCCTAAGAGCTCTACGCTGAGCGCATCATAATGATCAATGATGCTCTGACGTGTGCGGTGCTCTGCATCTAGGATCAGCATCTCAACGCCTTATAGAGATCGAGTAGAGAGGGGCGAGCGCTCTTCATTAACCAAGATGAGCCACGCTGCTCTGCGTCTCTCATGACTCGCTCAATTGCGGGCTGAAGCTTTTTATTCCCGCGTGGCATTTCGACCTCTTCACCCTGCGCGCGGCGCGTGAGTGTCTCTCTCACAATGTCCTTAGCGCGGTCATAGTGGAATAGTTCACTCGAGAGCTTACGCGCGCGCTTGATGCGCGCTTTGATCTCTTTTTTCTCACTGGCTGAAGCGTTCGCTACCTGAGCCTGAAGTGCATCTGCTCCCGCTTCAACGTCCAGCGCGACCTGAGCGGCGTCAATGTCAGCGGGCTCTTTTTTCTCGAGGTCATCTAGAGAGCTCGCTGATACAGCCTCAAGCCTCCTCTGTTTGATCTCCTGATCTCTAGAAGGTGAAGGGGCTCCTTTTTCAGGCAGCTCATAAAGCCTCGCCTCGATCTTGTGCTTATCTGCCAGCTCGCGCGCGAGCTTGTTGGCGGCCTCTGAGTAATCCATCACCTCATCACCCCCAAAGAGAGAGCTCTGGCCCGTGTCCTCAGTCAGCTTGATGAATCTTGCTATTTGATCTTCAAGGGTCTTCTTGCCTGGATTGAGGGTGAGGATTTTGAGGAATGCGCTTGAGAGGGGGTCTCGTCTCACGCGCTCTTTGAGCTCGCCTATTGGGATTCGTGATACGCTGAGATCATCGCTCTCACTACCCTCTCCTCCTGCGGCTGCATAATCGAGCTCTTGTTCTTCTAGCATCACCACGTCAACGGCGCGATTTCGCTTCTCGATGATGTCTTTACCCTTTTGAGGTAGGAGATCGCGTGAGATGACATGGTTATAAACACCAATAGCGTTCTGTAATGAGCGCCTCTCACTTTCGCCTATTCCAGCGGCTGCGAGCTTACCTAAGCTTACCGTCAATTGCTCCATTGTTGCATAGTCGAGGTTAGGTAGTAGTCGATCATCATTAACTACATAGCCCACTAACATGAATTGCAGGAACTCTCGACCTGTCGCGGTGAATGTCCCGTCCTGAGTTCTGATCAGCTCTGAGGCGTTTTGAGCGTTAAGGATACCGTCTCTAAAGAGGGCCTCTTTAAATGCTCCAAGTGCATCTGAGGGGCGTGTGAGGAATCGGTTAAAACTAAACCCTTCAAATCGATCTAGCCCTTTTTGAAGCGTCTTGAGTGTCTCCTGAGAGACCTTAGCGGCGGCGGCGCGTCCCGCTGTGCGCTCATCGAGTCCCTGAGTTTTATTCTCGTTCATGGCTCTAACGAGCTTAGCCATATGCGCTCTATCATCCTGCTCAGGCTCATACACTCGCACTAATAGCGGCGCGCTCATCGCGTCAATGTCAGCTTGATTGAATCCATAGATCGCGGCGTCCTGAGAGAGTTTCTGTTTATAACGTTGAGATCCTTCAGGGTTTGCTGCATATACGCGCTGAGTGCTCATCACTCGGGAATTTCCACCGAGTACGATTCCATCAGGAGTGAGGATAGGCGGGCCGTTGGTCGCGTCTGGGTTCGTGTTGATCAGATAGCTAGGCTCAAAAGCGCTGCCAGCGTTCCTTTGAACCTTGAGCTGCTCCATGCGGTCTTGATGATAGATGCGCTCTTGGATCCCTTCGGGGTAGTTCTCATTTTTTGAAAAACTGATAGGATCATGTGAGGGGATTGCGTCACCCGCTTCAACGAGTTGATAGCGAAAGCGCGCTTTTCTCTCTCGTCCATCAATGGTGAGGAACATCTCATCAGTTCTACCTTCCCGCTTAGGTTGTGTCTC